TGGAACACTGGGCAGCCTTCTCAGAGTTTAGCCGAGACATCAACACCCTACTCTCCTATCGTACGTTCGCCAACAAGGTGCGCAATATGACTACCATCTATGGCGGCGGCAACAGACTGTTTGAGGGCTTCAAGAGAACATGCGCGATTGCAACGGGCGACTATAGGCCAGATGCAGGGCGAATAGACAAGGCTGCGGTAAACCTCGCTAAGCTGGGAACAATGGCTAAGGTATCATTCCGACCATACACAGCGTTCAAGCAGCTTGCGTCTATGCCAGCCTACTTACCCGACACCAATACAGCCTACTTCGCCAAGAACCTCGCTGCACCGAGAACAGCGTTCAAGTGGGCACTGGAGAACCTACCACTCTTCGAGAAGAGATGGGTTGGCCGTATGAGTGGTGAGGAGAAACTTCTGCCGACCGACATGGACGCTTCATTCTGGAGGACCAAGACGGTGCAGACTCTCTCAAAGTATGGCATGATACCTAATGCCTTCTTCGATGCGGTGACAGTGGCTGTGGGCGCTAAGTCAATGTACGAGACACGCATGAGACAGTACATCAACCAGGGTTACGACCCCGACGAGGCAGACAAGAAGGCCAAGCAAGACGCAACAGTGCTCTTTAACGAGACACAGCAGTCAAGCGAGGCAGCCTTTGTATCATCCATGCAGTCGGAGCGCAGCTGGTTCAGTGTGATGTTCACAGCATTCCGCAACGCCTCCATCGGTTACGAGCGAAAACTTGTCGATGCAGGGCGAGGAATCATCAATAAGCTCACGCCGGGCTACAAGGCCGAGAGCATTGCTTTCATGACAAAGAAGCACGTGCGTGCAGGTCTCAACGATGATCAGGCGAAGAAGGCAGCAGAGGAGGACTACAAGCGTTCATGGGTACACGACCTTGTTCAGGCTGCAACATTCGGCTTCATACTGCAAGCAACATGGTACCTCGTAGGCCATGCACCATATCTGCTCCTCGGCAATGACGACGACGAGAAGAAGAAGATGGTAAGTGACGACCTTATCCACGCAGCAGTGGGCGGCACCATCGAGGGCTTGACAGCAGGTGACGTTATCAGCGACGGAATAGCAGCCCTTATCAATGACGGACAGCTTTCAAGCTCATCGTTCACGAAGAACATGCCGGTGGCCCAGGACATCGAGAACACCGTCAAAGAGTTTGGTTACGACAAGGTACAAGCCCTTAACGACTTGATAAACGTTGTTGTCGAGTCCGGCGTAGGTCTCAATCCGCAGACCATCAGCGACGCAGTGGTAGCGACATGGGATTTCTGCCAGCAAGATGCAGCGACAGCCTCAGAGGTAGCTCTGCTTTGTGCACGCATCCTTCAAGTACCGCAGTCACAGCTCGACAAGATATACTTCGATGAGCTTGATTGCAACGGCATGGAGGCACGCCAGCTCACACCGCAGCAGGTGGCAGAACGATACGCCACATATAAGGTAAAGAGAGCATCAGCCCTTACGGGATGGCTCTACTCAGACGAGGCGGAGACATCACGTAAGCAGAGCTTCCTGAAGAAGGCCAAGACCAATCTGAAGGCGAAGCTGCAAAGCGCATCCGACAAGGAGATAAACGACCTCTATAACCAGTACGCCGAAGAGCTTGAACCGATTGGTAAAGAACTCTCCGAAGTTATGAGGGAAAAGAGTGAGGGCATCTTTGAGTATGCCGAGCGGCTTACAAGATTAACAGCTCAACCCAACTATCGGAAATATACAATCTTCAAGAACTCAGACAATACATTGAATCGCATAGCGAAGAGATGGCTTGCCGCTAAGACTTCTGAGCAGAGGAAAGAATGTGAGAAGCAGATGGCCGACACCAAGCGCAGGATGGTGGAAGCATTGAGCGAGATTTCAGAATAACCTTAAACTCCTGTAGCGAGAGTTAAACCAGCCGACATAGGATGTGTGTTTAGCTTTGCCACAGGAGTAAAAATTGTGTATCATGATAACAACAGTAAACAAGAAAAGGACGAGGATGTTCACGATGCAGCAGGTCATGCCCAAGGGCTCGGAGGACGTTGACAGCGTGGCAACCGCCAAGCGCGAGTGTGGCGGCAAACGAGCATTTGACATCCTTATGAAGGCTCAATACTATTGGAGCCAGATGGACTCCTTTCGCAAGGAGCGAGAGCGCAATAAGAACTACACCTACGGCAGGCAGTGGGACGACATGATAAAGGTTAACGGCAAGGTGATGAGCGAGGCTGAGTATATCAGAAGCCAAGGCAACGTACCGCTGAAGAACAACCTTATCCGCCGACTTGTCCGCAATGTTATCGGAGTGTACCGCAATCAGAGTAAGGAGCCGACATGTACGGCGCGTGATCGAGACGAGCAGAAACTTGGCGAGACCATGTCGACAATACTCCAGTGCAACATGCAGCTCAACCGCATGAACGAGGTATATGCCCGAACGATGGAGGAGTTTCTTATCAGTGCCTTCATAGTACACCGCAAGAGCTACGGATGGCGCAACGGTAAGGAGGATTGCTGGACGGACTATGTGCAGCCCAACAATTTCTTCATCGACAACAATATGCGCGACTTCCGAGGCTGGGATGTGTCAATGCTTGGCGAGGTGCACGACGTGACATTCGGACAGCTGTGTGAGCAGTTTGCCGAGTCGCCGAAGGACTACGAGCGACTGAAACAGATATACTCGTCAGCCTCACGAGGAGACGTGATAGCCAGCTACGCCGAGCAGTTTGGCCACAGCAGGCTGTCAAGCTATGACTTCCTGCTCACGAGCGACCCGTCACTCTGTAGAGTCATTGAGGTGTGGAGCAAGGAACAGAAACGCCGCTACCGAGTGCATGACTATCTGAACGGAGACATCTTCAAGATAGACCCCGAGGACTACGACGAGATGGTTGCGCAGGTGAACGCCGAGCGACTGAGCAAAGGACAGATGGCAGGCATGGCGCCCGAAGAGATACCGCTACTGGAGGCAACATGGTTCATAGATGATTATTGGTACTTCCGCTACTTGTCACCATTTGGCGATGTACTGAAGGAGGGAGAGACACCATACGAGCATGGCAGCCACCCCTACGTGTTCAAGGCATATCCATTCATCGACGGCGAGATACATTCATTCGTTGCAGACGTGATAGACCAGCAGCGTTATACCAACCGACTCATCACACTGTACGACTGGGTAATCAGAGCCACAGCCAAGGGCGTACTCCTCGTACCAAAGGATTGTATTCCAGACGGCGTATCGCCGGAGACCTTCTGCGAACAGTGGTCAGAGGTGAACGGAGTGATTATCTACGAGCCGAGCGAGAGCGGCAAGGTACCGACACAGGTGTCAGCCAACTCAGTGAACATCGGCATCGGAGACCTTCTGAATATGCAGCTGAAATTCTTCGAGGACATTTCGGGAGTCAACGGAGCACTCCAGGGCAAGCCCGGTTACAGCGGCATGTCGGCTTCGCTCTACAACCAGCAGACGCAGAACTCTACGACATCACTCCTCGACATCCTCGAGGCATTCTCTTACTTCGTGAAGGATGCAGCATACAAGGATGTGAAGAACATGCAGCAGTTCTACGACGACAAGCGAGTGTTCAACATAGCAGGCAAGAACGCGCAGATTGTCTACGACCCACAGAAGATACGCGATGTGGAGTTCGACCTGAGTATCGTGGAGAGCACAAGTACTCCATCATACAGAGCAGCAGCCAACGACGTACTGATGCAGCTGTTCAACAGCAAGGCAATCAGCATTGAGCAGTTGCTCGAACATGGTGACTTCCCATTTGCCGACGACTTGTTGCAGAGCATCAAGAGTCAGAAGGAGCAGCTCGAGCAGGGTCAGACGCCCGACGGCATCTCACCGCAGCTACAGCAGCAGGTGGCAGCGCAGAGCAACCCGAGAGCAATGCAGATGCTCTCCCAGTATGCAGGAGCGCCACAGCAGGCAGCATAAGACGAAGGGAGCGGAAATGCTTAACAGCACTCCGCTCCCTTTCTTTCTGTCCGTCCTACCGTTTCTGTTTCGGTCGAGGGCGTTCGATTGTGTTGGCCTTTGGCTTCTGAGAGCCATTCATGATATTAACTAAGGCAATAGAATCGCCTGAGAGTGTTCTGACACCATCAATATTACCGTACCTTCCCATCCTTCTTTTGCATAGCTTTAGAGAGTTTCTTGTCGGCTTTCTTCTTCGCCACTACCCACTGGAAATACTGTCTCTTCTTCTCCTCGCGTATAGGGAGTGTCATGAAGTCCGAACCATCGGGATTAGGAGTAGCATAGAAGCACTCGAGACTGACAGTGTACATATCAGCATTACGATTGACAAGACCCTTCTTCTTCAAGAGTCGGAATCCGGCTCTATCCATCACGACGAGCTTGCAGCCCTTCTGATAAGAGGGTAAGACATAGAAACGTTTGCCACTCTCGGCGTGCGCCTTATCAGCCATCTGCACCGCACTACGCAGGCGCAGGGAATAATACAATTTACTAAGAATGTTCATAACCTTATATATTAAAAAGTTGCTTCTGATATTGCTTTCTTTCTCTTCACAGCCTTATGCGTGTCGACAATGGTCGGCAGCGGCATCTCGTTGAAGCAGACATGCAGACCAATGGCACGAGTCATAAGAAGGTCGTCATGCTTTCCGATGATAGCGCCATAGGCTCCATTCTGCTTGCGCTCGTAGCAGACATACTCATCGACGCAGCGCACATCCCTCTCGACATACATAGCCTCACGGATAACCTTAACGAGGTTACTGATAATCATTGGCTTGGTGGCTACGTTGGTGTGGAAGCCATACTTGGTAGGCTCACCCTTGCGAATCTCGTCCTCGGACTGCTTGCGAGTGTAGAGATGCTTGTAGACACGGCGTATCTGATTGAGGATATATTGAGATTGGTCGCCATCGACTTGTCGCTCCTTGTCGTGCGTCTCGAGGGTGTTACTCTCGATAACGAGCAGGGAGTTGTCATAGTAGGCCGCAATCTGCGCGGCTTTCCATGCCAGAAGGTCGATGTCGATATGTCCGTACCACTGAGCCACCACAACAGGCTTGTCTCCGTCGATCATGAAGAGACGGTCGAAGACAACGATAACGGACCAGTCCGCCTTGTTGCTTCGTCCACCAACATCGACGACGGTGAGATAGCGGTTGCTGACGTGGCTATCCTTGTCAATCTCGGGCTTGTTCCATATCCACAGCAGACCTTGCTTGTCCTCATGGAAACGGAGGTCGGTAA